CATGACAAGAAACTTGTAGATGGTGCAAGCAAAACAGTTAAAAACTGGAACGCTATGGTAAGACCTGTAGTAGCTTTTATCTTTGTAGGTGAGTTAGTTCTTATTAACCTTATCTCATTAGCTTGGGCTATGTGGTCAGGTGTAGACTTTGTTGTAGCATCTAGAGAAGTATTTGGTTCTGAAGAAATGGCTATTACTGCGTCTATTATTGGCTTTTACTTTGGTTCTCGCACATGGGAAAAGAAACGTGAAGGTATCTGATAAACTTATTAAGTTGCTACGTCATCACGAAGGTGTTAGAAATAAACCATACAAGTGTCCCGCAAAACTTTGGACAGTAGGAATCGGTCACTTGATAGGTGATGGTAAAACACTACCACCTGAATGGAATAAAACATTTACAAACGAGGAAATAGATGGAATTCTTAAACACGACCTCAAACGTTTTGAGTTGGGAGTACATAAGATGCTACCTAACGTGCCTTTACGACAGCATGAGTTTGACGCTATTGTCAGCTTTTGCTTTAATCTGGGTCTTGGATGCTTTCAGCGTTCAACCATCCGTCAAGCGTTGCTTCGTGGCGATAAAGAAGCGGCTATGGAATCGCTAGTTAAATATTGTAGAGCTGGTGGTAAAATATTAAAAGGTTTACAAAACAGACGTTTAGATGAAAGAAGGCTTTTTGAAGGCTTATAATAAGTAATCTCAATACTAGAGAATACTTATGAAAATACTTTTACTTGACATTGAATGTGCTCCAAACCTTGCAACTGTATGGGGCATCTGGCAACAGAACGTAGCTTTAAATCAACTTCTTGAATCATCTTATACATTATGCTATGCAGCAAAGTGGTATGGTGAATCAAAGATTATGTTTGATTCAATATACAAAACAGACCGTAAGCATATGCTAAAAAGCATTCATGAGCTTATGGAATCTGCTGACGTGATTGTCCACTATAATGGCCTACGTTTTGATATTCCAATGCTTAACAAAGAATTCCTAGAGGCTGGTATGAATCCACCAAGCCCAGTAAAACACATTGACTTATTAAGGGTAGTAAAAAGTAATTTTAGATTTGTTTCAAATAAATTAGATTATGTTTCTCAGCGATTAGGTATTGGAAAAAAGACTGACCATGAAGGCCATGAGCTATGGCTAAAGGTTATGAATAATGATCGTGCAGCATGGAAACGCATGGAAGAGTATAACAAGAATGATGTCGTACTTCTTGAATCACTCTATGATCGCCTCAAGGGTTGGATTAAACAACATCCAAACCATAATGCGTATTCTGCAAATACTGTATGTACAAATTGCGGATCAAGCAAATTACACAAACGTGGTGAAGTAAGATCAAGAACATCAATATTCCAACGCTTTCAATGTCAAGATTGTGGTGCTTGGTCAAGATCAAATAAATCACAAAAAATTGGTAAAGAATTTCTTGTAAACATTTAAGGATTAATATGTCTGGCGATATTCAAAAACTATGCGAAAAAATAGTTGGTAAAACAATTGTCAGCTGCGAGGTTGATTTTAATGATCAAGTTATTTACCTTGAATTTGAAGATAGTTCTCTAGTGGAAATATCTGGTGAAGATTTAGATATTTACATGGAGTTTCAAGACCTAAATGATTAAGGATTAATATGGCATTATCAGATTATAAAAATTTACGATGGCTTTTTGAAGGATCGGATGCTGACTGGAAAAAAGCATTAGCAGAATCCAAACTAATTGCTCAAGGTAAAGAGGCACTTAAATCTGGATCATACACACCTACAGAAAGGGTGTTTACTAATCCATTATCTAGTGGGCTAGAGTTTTTAAATGTAGACCCTAGATTTGCTAGACAAACCTCATCAAAACTTGCTAACGTTGTTGGTGCTGCTCCTGTTATGGGTGCTGAAGGCGGTGACGTATTTGGTCGTGCTGTTGCAAATCAAGATCCATTAAGCATGGCTGGTGGACTTGGCCTTGCTGCATTAGGAACTATTGGAAGTGCTGGAAAAAAAGGTGCTACAACTCTTGAAGATATAGTTAAATCTATTGAGAGTAAAAAAGTTACCGAAGGTCTTGGTCAATTTAAATCTACAAAACCATCTGAAATTTATAATAAAACAATGGGCGGTGGTTATTCTGTAAACGTTCCCACTGGTGATATACCTGTTGAAGGCCTCATGATGGGCATATATAAAAATACAGATCCAAGAAATAAAGTTTTAGACAAGCTCACTAAAAAAGATATTGAGCAACAATATTTAGCAAATAAATCTGCACTAGATAAAACAGAAAATTATTTTGGTACATGGTTAGATCCAGAAAGCAAAAAAACATATTTAGATGTATCACAAAAGTTTGCACCTAATGAATTACGCAAAGCAGTTAAATTTGGTGAACGCACAAATCAAATTGCTGGATACAATGTTGGAAAAGGCGAGTCATTCCCAGTAGGTAATTGGAATGATTTTATTCAAGGACAAGAATATGCTGGTAGATTGCAAGATTTAAATAAAGTAGGTTTAGATTTTTTAGCTAAACATCCAACTGTAAATTGGTGGGATCTTCATGGCACTCCATTAGAAGAAATTTATGGAAAAGAAAATTTACCTCAACTTGCTGGATTTTTAGCTGCAACTTCACCAGTATCAGACGTGCCACGCAATGCACGCATTGGATCTGAATATATGAGAAGATTTTTAGCTAAAGAACCTCCCGTACAAAAAGAGTTTAGAATGCCAGAAAATTCTGTATTTGAAACTGTAGGAAATATGATGCCTATGGAAACTGGTAGAGCTAAAAATCTCACTGCTGCATACGAAGGCAGAATTAATGATTTAAGCAAAGAAAAAGTTCGTAACATGGGCAAGGCATTAATGGGCGATCCTAATGCTATGGTGTTTGATAGACATTGGGCAAACCTTTCAGAAAAACCATCTGCCAATATTTTTACAGGTGTTGAAAAGGGTGTATTCCCATCTGGTAAACAATATGCAGACCTTGAAAAAATTGTAGCCAATCAAGCAAAAGAAGCCAACATGACACCAAGAGATTTCAGTGCTAATGTTTGGACAGGTTATAGAGATAAAGCACAGCAAGAAGGAAATGTGTTTGGGCAAAAGACAGCAGGCTCTGGAATTCAAGGATCATCAAAATCTATTGCTGATACATATTTAGATTTAATTAAAACTAAAGCTGAAAAATTAAATATTCCATACAATGAAATGATTAAGAAATTAAAGTCTGGTGAAATTAGTTTACTATCATTAATGCCAATTAGTGTTGGCGGTGGTTTACTAGGATCTGAAGAGCAGAAATAAAAAAAGGGATAATTACTTATCCCTTTTGTCCATCTTATCTTTGTGCCAGAACTTGAATTGAGAAAACTTATTCCACTTCTGGTACTCACCTTTAACATAAGGTGTCTTTAAAAATTTGCATATTTGTTGTATATGCTCTTCACTTAATAATGTAGGTTTGTATTTAAATTTAATTGTCAAAATACCCCTTCCACTTCAAGCCTTTTATTTGCAAGCCTTACTAGTTCCTTTAATTCATTTGCATGAAGTATAAGGTATCCATTAGGTGCGTGATAAATATTAAACTGATCAACTGCATAATCATTAGCATTTTTATGGTTGGATTGAAATCCTAAATCCCATACTTGATTATGTGTCACAGCAAAAAAGTTAGGCATTTTTAACTCCTTCCTACAACAATGAACTCAAGTTTACCAAGCTCTTTTAAAGCCTGTACTACATGAGATGGTGCGTTATAAACATAAGGCTTTTCACGTTTACCTATATTAATTGAAATATAAAAGGCGGTATTAAAATAATCAATTTGTGAATTTGATTCGTCATACCATTCACCAGCAATTTTTATATTATCTACTACTTCATTTAAAAACTGTTTGGCAATTCCATCGTAATATTTATCAATATGGTAAACATTAACCTGTCTAGTATCATAGTCATTACTAAAATCAATACTGCCAGATACAAGGTTTACAACTAATGTTGAGTGATAAGAATTTCTAGCAACTGTGGCCTTAATACCATACTTCTTAAATACAGGCTTTAAAGCTGTTAGAATTTTTGATTTTGTTTCGTTGTTGACATAAGCCATGTTATATTCTCCTAGTGTAATTGTGGTTGATTAATAATACCTGCATCAATAAGATCAGACGCTGTTCTTCCAAACCAGCCTTGCAACTGCCATGCTAGGCCTGTGTTCACTAGGTACTGCCATGCCTCTATTACTTCTTCTTCTGTGCCTTCTACAAAGCCTTCAGCGAGGCCTACTGCATCATAACTTGATAAGATAGTCATGTAATTCTCCTTTAGCAAAATTTCTTGATCGCCTGCAAGTGGATTGATAAATCAGCGATATAGTTATTTTATATAATTACAATATAATGTCAACACTTTTTTTAATTATTTTATAAGTCATTGATTTTTATCAATTATTCATCATCAAATCTTTGAAGATGGGCTTCAATTTCTGGTGGATTAACAGCTTCCACTTCTCTCAAAACTGCAACCAATTTATTTTTAAACCATTCTGATTTAGCAAGATCCTCTTCTACGTTTCCTTTAAATGGGTAACGCAAGTCATACTTCATCTTACTACCTTTTAAGTACCCTACAAACTCTTCATCAGTAAGTCTAGACTCAATAATATCTATTGTTTCCAAGCCCTTAATATTATAGTGTTTTGGGTGATTTACATTGTCTGACATATTAACTCCTTAAAAAAATTAAATTAATCATTTCATAGGTACCATATGCCATCCAAAATATGCTACCTATGACTATTGCCCATACTACCCAATCAATTACTTTTCCCATCAAATCCATTTACCATATTCCCTGCCAACTTTAACAGATACATAAGTTCTATTCTTAAATCGTTTATCTAATTCGTTACTATAAGTCCACTTTGGCAAAGTAAAATATCCTTGACTTTCCAAGTATTTCAATCTAGTCCTATTAGTGGCACACCCTTGAATGATGTCTTTAATGCTGCAATCTTTATTGTTTTGTATATAATTGACAATAAATTTGGCCTGCCTTGCATCGTCTAATTTGGTGTACACAATTCACTCCTAATATACTTTAAAATACCATAATTATAACCACGCATTGTACACTCAATTAGCGTATAGTCAAGTAGTAATTCATCTATACGTCTACGATTGTATGCACTATGAAACTCTATAAGAAAAACTACAGGAAAGTGCACTAGGTTTTCAAGTATCTCAATCTCTGCACCCTCTGTATCAATTTTAATGATGTCACACGCTGGAAGATGTTTGGCTGACATTACCTTAACTATCTCACCTTCTTTGGCCTGTTCCTCACCTGCAAACATACTAGCCTCACCACAGTTATGAAGGCCATAATACATCTGACGTTCACCATCTTCTTTACCTATGGCAAAGTTCCTAATGGCTATATCAGTACCTGTTGTATTTTGTCTAAGCAAGTTAAAGTTTTCTTTTATAGGCTCATAACAATCTATCTTTGGTCGTTCAAAGTACTCATGTGCCCAGACTGCAAATCCACCTACGTTAGCACCAATATCTATAATGTATGGTTCTTTCATAGCACCAATAGCATATTCACCTTGAAATATTTTTCCTACATGACTAATCATGTTATTAGGAATAATCATACAAGCCTGCCACTAAACTGATAAGTTCCTGTGTGGCCTAATTGTGCCCATGCTGCACCCCATACCTTAATACCATTATCACGAGCTAGTTTACAGAAATGATAATCTTCACTTAATAAATGATTTTGATCATCTATACTAGTAGCAAAGTATTCTGTTATCTTGTCACCTAAATCAGAGTTATCATTTACATCACTCATATTGTGTGTGTATGATGGGCATTTATCTTTTAACTTTTCAAACACTTCACGTTTAATTAACATAAATCCAGTACCGCCATGTTTAATCTCAAATGGCTTATCTAATGGCACAAGTTGCTGCTTAGCATCGCCAACCATATTTACTACATACTCGCCAGTAAAGTATTTAAGCTGATCCTGTGGCACTTTCTTTTCAATAGCGTAAGCAACTCCACCCCAGTTAATTTCTTTTTTAGGGTACAGGCCACATATAATCTCTACGTCAGAATCAATCATCTTTAATAAGTGCTGTGCCTCAAATTGTATATCAGCATCAATAAACATTAAGTGTGTAGCATCACCTTTTAAGAAGTCATTGACTAAAGTATTGCGACCTCTAGTGATAAGGCTTTCATTATAGAGAAATGAAAAGTATGCCTCTATGTCTTTAGCGTTAAGCCATGCCTGCAGTTTAAGCATGGATTCCAGATAAGTGCCATAACATAGGCCACCATACATAGGTGTTGCAATAAATAGATTTGTTTTAGTTGCCAAGATGAGCCTCCACAAGTTTTTTTGAGTCGTACTTTTTGATGTTAGTTACTTTAATAATATTCTTTGTATCTGGGAGCAATGGTGTGATAGTCCAATTATGTAATTTGTTTTTTATATCTTGAGAAATTTCTAAAGACGTTGGCTCTGAAGTCATAAGTCCAGACCATACAAGTTTACCTGTACTGTCAAACTCCTCCACTAAAAATGCAATTGGTTTAGTCACAGAATACAAGCCTTCCTATTTTAATGTTACAATTTTTCCATCCAGCTGGTGTATCAATACTATCATCATAAAAATGTAATTTTTTAGGCACAGGATTTTTATGTTTATTAAACACTATTGCATCAACAGCTAATGACTTAATTTCAAGATAACGTTTCTTATCAACCTCATCATGAGATGGATCTGTTATGCCCTGAAACTGGCCTGCAGCGTAAGCCACCTCACACGAGTCCTTGCCATAGCCTGCTTTAATGCGTTGACGTATGACGTTCATCACAGCAATAATTTCCTGCTGCGTTCCTGCCTCATGGTATGCAGCGTGTGCGTAACAGCTCATGTGTAAGTCTAGTGTATTAATGTCCATAATTTAAATCTATAAATTTAATTAAGTCTTTATCTTTAACTTTACTGTAAATCATTTTCTTAACATAGTCTATATCATAATTAGAAAATAACAAACATAAATCTCTTAGTTGATTTGACTTAGACCATAAAAAAAATAATGCAGATTTTTGTTCAGTAGAATATCCATTCATTGCATCGTCAACAGCCTTAAGCAATATAGCCTGCAATAATCTTGCCTCTGGTGTAGTAGATAATTCATTTACTGTAGATTCTCTTAGTTCAACTTTTTGCATAGTCTTTTGTCATGGTTTTCTCTATTTATAAGACGTTATAAAAGGTGTATAATTACGCTTAATGGCATAAGCCAGAAACCTTTTAAGGAATATTATTATGTGGACAACTCCAGCTGCTACTGAAATGCGTTTTGGCTTTGAAGTGACTATGTACGTCATGAATAAATAGTTTGTATAAGTGATGGGAAATGCTCCTAAAAGGGAGCATCTTCCTCATTTGTAGCATTAGATGTAGTTACTTCTTTTAACTGCACAGATCCAGAAATAAACTTACCTTTAGCACTTTCACGAATCCAGCCGCTAACTCTAAACTCAATACCATCTACATTTAAATTACCTGTGTAGTCTGGTCGTTTAGGATTATCACCCTTATCGTTTTTAAATAGTGCAAAACTATTTGTATTATCATACTCTGCCATACGTTACTCCTTAACAAAAATTGGTTTCTTAGTCCAGCGTTTAGGTTCTATGTCATCTTCAACATATTTCATAAACTCTAGTGCTAATGGCATATACCATTCAAGCCATGACTTACTTCTTTCAACTATTTCTAGTTTTGTTTCGTTTGGTGTCCAGATATAAAAATATGCACTATCAACGTCACATACTTCCATCTGGAGCTGCATTTGAAAATAGTACCTGTCTGGTATAGATGGATATACTTCTTGCGTGTAAGGGCACTTAATTTCAATTACAGACCCATTATAATAACCATCTGGACTAGCACCAAAAGGTAGTTCCTTATGCATAACAAATTTGTTACCAGCCTCCACTATATCATCAAGTTCTTTTTCTAGCGTACTTAATGCTATAGGTTCATTTAATACACCCCACTCAGTCATCTCATTACCTTCAAATGGAGGCTCACGCAAAGTCATCTGCCTCCATAATTTCTGCCTCTCATATACTGCTGCATATGTATTACTAGCGGTAATGACGTTATGACGCCTGTTATCTTTTAAATGACTCATGCAACTTTCTTTAATTCATTAGCAAACTCACGAAGTCTTTCTTGCATCTGTGGGCTAAACTTAAAAAACTTTTCTTTTAGTTCACCAGCTTCTTTTGCTAATACAAGTTGGCCTTTAGCCACTTCAACATCATCATCTGTAATAGGTTCAACTTCTTTTACAGTAACATCTGGAGCTATATCTTCACCAGAATATATGTATAGGCCAATTCCATGTAATGCAATAGCTTTAGCTAAACAACGTTGCATAGCTGTATTAACTGCAAAAGCATCTGGATTAATAATAGCTTTGTTACGATAATCCATTACAGGTAATTGTGCTGTCATTGTTTTGCCAAAGGCACTTACAGAACAAAACACCATAAGTGTTTCGCCAAATTTTGCTGGCTCTTTATATTCCCATGTAGCTGCTGGATCTTGCTGAAGCAATGTATCTACAGCCCATGCCCATGATAAATATGAAAGATTATTTTTCTTTTCAATATGTTCTGAAACATCAATCTTGCGTAGTTCTAAGTACTTGCTCATTCTCTTGCTCCTTCATCTGTTGTTGGTGTAATTCTGCCATCACTTGATCGTAAAACATTTGCTGATCCATTTTCTTTAGCCTCCGCCTTATCATTGTCAGCTTTAAGATCATCTGCTGATTCTTTTAATAATTTAATGATTTGATCTAAATCCAATTTATAACTCCTGTATAACATAATGCAATTACACATAATACTATAATAATTAACTTGTGTGTAAATTTTTCTTCGTCATAAGCATAATTGCCATCCTTGTTATAGTCAACACCATAACGTTCTTTGTATGATCTTGGGGTCTTAAAGTCCCATTGGTTATACCAAGTATGCTGCTTATCACGACTCCATTCAAACTTATCCATATTAATATGCTCCATTATGAAAGTTATCTGGTGCTATAGAATTCCATATTTCATAGTTAGGGTCAAGTATTTTTTGACTATAAAGTAAAGTATTCCTAGCTTTAGTAGCACTTTCCCATGCCCTATGATCATCTGAATACTTATAGTACCAATCAAAATCTTTAAGGCCATTAACATAAGATACTATATTTTCTACTGTATTTTCCATCTTTTTAACTCCATAGTTATTGTTGATATGGTTATATTATGCCTATTAAAAACAATGTCAAGTATTTATATACAATTTATATAAAAAATATATTGCAATTGCTTTTTACTTATGATACGCTTTTTTGGCAGTTTAACTATGGAGGATTTATGAGAGTACGCAATTGGGGTAAGTTTCAGCACTTTAAGAACAAGGCATCTATGGTCTGGTTCAAGGTATATGGCAGGGATATTATTAACGATCCAGACTGGCATGAGTTAAGTTCAGATCAAAAGGCCACACTTTTTGAGCTTTGGTGTTTAGCTTCAGAAAAGAATGGTGAGCTTCCAGATCTGAAAAAACTATGCTTTAGGTTGCATAAAGATAAAGAGTTTGTACAGGATATGTTAATCTCTTTAAACGCTTGGTTTGAGGGCGACTCAGACAATTCTATATTCAACGAGTATACAACCTATGCTAGAGAGAAGAGAAGAGAAGAAGATAAGAGAGAAGATGATATGAGAAAAGAGAAGAAGATAGAAGAAAAGAAGAGATCTTTTATTAAGGACATCTCATGAATATTTATGAATTCATAGGTCACTTTGAAAAATCTTACAAGTCTGGTAAAGATGAATACCAATGTTTATGCCCAGCACATGAAGATAGAACAGCATCGCTAGGAGTTAAACAGATGCCAGATGGAAGAATTCTTATAAATTGCTTTGCAGGCTGTGCAGCTAATGATATACTTGGTGCAGTTGGATTAACGTTTGATGATATTGTGCCTCAGCGTATAGGTGACTTCAAGCCAGTTTCAAAACCTTTTAATCCATACTCAATATTAAAATCTATTTCTAATGAAACATTGCTAGTGGCATTAGCAGCTATAGAGATTGGCAATGGGAAAGAACTCCCACTAGAAGATAAAGATAGATTGTTAATTGCAGCTGAAAGATTGAGAAAGGCTTACGACTTATGTCATTAGAAGAGAAAATGCAGAACCTCATCATTAATGAGGATAAGATTAAGAACTATTTTTTTAAAAGGGATACAGATGAATATCGTAAAATTAAGAGTCCAGATACTTTTATTGAATCTACTATTGGATATTTCTCTGGCGAGATTCAAAGTGGTGCGTATCTTCCGTTTGATAAGGCAGAAAATTTCAGACTTCGTTTAGGCGAAACGACTATTTGGTCTGGTTATAGTGGTCATGGGAAAAGTATGGTTCTCAGCTATATTACTCTTAAGCTCATAGAGAATTATAAAGTTTTAATATGTTCTTTTGAGATGTCTTGTCGTAGCACATTAGCTAGGTATATTCGTCAGTCAGTAGGTACTAGCGAACCAACAGAGTCAGCCATTACTGAGTTTTGTAATAGCAGTACAGGTCAATTGTTTTTGTACGATCAATTAGGATCTACTAATCCAACGTCTGTATTATCAGTTATTTATTATGCAGCAGAGCAATTGGGTTGCCAGCATTTTGTGGTAGATTCATTAATGAAATGTTCTATAAATGAAGATGATTATAATGGCCAAAAGAAATTTGTTGACCAGTTATGTATTGCAGCACGAGATCTAAATATTCACATTCATTTAGTGGCTCATAGTAGAAAAACAATAGACGAAACTTCACACACACCAAGTAAGTTTGACGTGGCAGGTTCTGCTACAATCACAAATCTTGCAGATAATTGTTGCAGTATTTACAGAAATAAGAAAAAAGAAAAAGACATAATGGAAGGTAAACTTTCTATAGAAGATGCTAGAATAGTTCCAGATGGATTTATGGCTGTAAATAAACAAAGGCATTTTGAGTGGGAAGGATCAGTACCATTGTGGTTTGAACCAAAGTCATTAAGATATAGAGATAAGCCAATATGAAATATGAAACAACTAAATGGTTTAAATGTTTTGACGTTGACGAAGAAGGAAAACTTTTATCACCTACTGAATGGAAGGTAACATTAAAAAATGGAATGGTTTATAAATCTACTAAGTGGAGCAAAAAATATGAGGATAACGAAACACAACAAGGAAATGGCGATAGCAAAAATTAATGGCCATGACTTTCAAAAAGATGGTGATCTTGAATTAGATAAATTTAAATTAAAAAGATCTAACTCACAAAATGATTTGTACTGGGCAATGTTAAAAGAGATTGGTGATTACTGTGGTTACTCTGAAGAAGAGTTGCATGATATGTTTAGGTTTAAATATCTTTCAGAAAAAAAGACAGTTGCAGGATCTGAAATATATGCTATAAAGAGTACGACATCTTTAAATGTAGACGAGTTCAAAAATTATATTCAAGACATTCAACGTTTCGCAATAGAGTTAGGATTTCATTTTGACAAAAGCAGAGAAGCAGCACTATGATAAACTGTCACAGCTTGGATGTATTGTATGTTTAAGAGAGGGGTGGGGTCATTCACCTCCACACATACATCATATTCGTCATGGTATGGGAATGGGTATGCGTAATAATTTTATGAACGCAATTCCATTGTGCCCTAATCATCACCAGCATGGTGGTCATGGTATTGCATTACACGCAGGACAAGAAACATTTGAAAGTAAATTTGGTACAGAAGAAGAGTTGCTTGCTGATACATTGAGTAGAATAAATGCTTAGATTTATTGTAGGGATTGTTGGCTTTATGTTAGTGCCATTCTTAATTCCATTTGTAGCAATTGAAGCAGCTTATAAATATATTAAAGTTCATATCATGGAGGATGATGATGGGTAAAGGTTCTGGAAGAAGGCCACTATTAATATCTGAGCAAGAGGCAGAAGATAATTGGAGTAGAATTTTTAAAAAAGATTACGAATACCAATGCAATAAAAGCACAGGTGAAGTTGAAAAAAGATTTTTAGACGGAACAAGTAAACCTAACGAGGAACAATTTAATGGCAATGTCACCAACGCAAGTAGCCCTAGCGAGAATGAAGAAGGAAAATTACCCACTAGTACAGATAGTGGAAACGTTTAATTTCCATGCTGGTGTACGCAAAGATTTGTTTACGTTTATTGACATCCTTGCTATAACTGAAGAAGGTCAAGTAGTAGCGGTGCAGGTCACATCAAAGAGTAACATGGGGGCACGCATAAAAAAGATAGCTGATAGCGAATCTGTTAAGTATGTACGCAAGGCAGGATGGAAGATACTTGTATGGGGTACATATAAGCAAAACAATCGTTGGCAAATAAAAGAAGTAGATGTAAGTTAAATGATTAAAAATAATATAGACCATAAAAGATTTTTAAACTTTCTTGAAAAAAGCCAAGAAGGTGTTTGGATCGTTGCACAATGGCTCAATAATATGGGATATTCTGTAACAATCAATCCAATTAATAGATCTAAGGATTATAAAGACTGGAAAGAAAATGTTGATGATGGTGATATGTATGTGCAAAAAAAGAATGAAAATTTAAAAAGAGTTGAAGTAAAAAATCTTGGTGCTAGTTTTACTTGTGAAGAGGATTGGCCATTTAAAGAAAATTTTATGGTTTGTGCTCAGTATTCATATGATTATGCAAATCCTAAACCAGAAGTTTATATTTATTTAAATAAAGAAAGAACTCATGTGGCTATTATTAAAGCAGAAACAAAAGATAATTGGTTTGTAAAAAGTTATACAGACAAAAGATATGAAGATGTAAAGCAAAACTTTTATATATGTCCAACTAAATATGTTAAGTTTATGCCATTATGAACAACAATCCAAAAGCACAAAAAATATATAAAGTTAATGGTGAAGAAATTACCATTGCAAAATTAAGAGAATTAATTATTGAAGCTGTAGGTGACGAAAGAATTTCATCTACTGAAATAGCTAGACGCATTAATGCTAACTACAAACAAATTGTAAGTGCTATTGCAAACATGGTGGCCTATCGTTACCTTAATGCTAGTGGATGCAAGAGTCATACATTGTATTTTAAAGATAGTCCATGCTTACTTCAAAGCATACTAAGGCCATTGCCATCTGGATATGAAAATATGACTGGCACAGTTTATAAGGAAACACACACCAAACATAATTTAAGATCACACAATGGATCAGAGTCAAATAACGTTAGCTCAATATATTCTCTGGAGGATTAGTATGACAATGGAAAGGCTGCAGGATCTATTAAAGGCATGGGCAAGAAGTCTTAAGCATAGTGGCAATAGTAAACTTGGTTTTCCTAGTCGCAGTTTAGGGATGAGTACTGGTGGCAATAGTACATCGTTTGATGAGATGTATGAGTCTATGCAGAATGATCACATTAAAACTATACAGGCTATTATAGATTCACTTCCAGAACGTCAACAAAATGCTGTCTATCATAAGTACACAGGATCTAGGGCTGAGGTGTTGCAAGATTACCACATGAACATGGCCTACGATAATTTATTAAACATAGCAACACGCAGAATACCCAATTAGCACTTGACAATGGCCTATTATATATGATATAATCGCTGGTGCTGGGATAAGTGTATCTATCACTTTCATAGCACTCCATAATTGGCCTGTGTAATAGCAGGCTTTTTTTTAGTTTGAATAAGATGATCCAAGTGCAAATATGTCAAGAGTGTGGTGAACCATACGATTCAGATGACACAGGATCTTCTATATGTCAAGACTGTAGAAACCTAACACATTTTAAATTAAGGAAACCAGATGAAGAAACCCACATCAAAAGCTGGGAAGTTAAAAAAGGTAGCAAAAGTAATGGGTGAGTATAAAGCTGGTACATTGCACTCTGGTAAGGGTGGCAAGGTAGTTAAATCTAAAGCTCAAGGTATTGCAATCGCTTTAAGCGAAGCAGGCATGAGCAAGAAAAAGAAAAAATAAGGACACATCATGGATAGATTAGCAGGATTATTAGGCGGCTCTAACAGTAAATCACCTACAGGTACTATGACTGAAGCTGAATTAGCTGCATTAAAGTTTGCACAAATGAAAGCTCAGATGGATGAAATGTCAAGGTTAAGACAAATGGGTGATGTTTACACACAAGGCACACCTTCAGATGTAGACTTTCTAAGAGGATATAATCCACAAGCTAATACTATGCAAAACATTCCTCCTTATGCTGGTGGTATGTCTATGCAAAATACTATGCCAATACAAAACCAAATGCTTCCAAGAGGGTTGGATTTAAATTCATTACTAAGAATGCTAGGCAGATAATGGCTAAACAAGGATTATATGCTAACATTCATGCTAAGCGTGCAAGAATTAAAGCAGGTTCAGACGAAAAGATGAACAAGGTTGGCAGCAAGAATGCACCAACAGCAAAACAATTTAAACAAGCAGCAAAAACAGCTAAGAAAGGTAAATGATCATGCCAATGGTTGGAAAAAAGAAATTTCCTTATACGGAAAAAGGTAAAAAATCTGCAGAAACTTACGCTAGTGCAAAAGGTATGAAGATGCACGAGAAAAAAGAATCTAAGAAAGAAAAAATGAAAGAATACGGAAAGACAGCTAAGAAGAAAAAATGATTAAGAAGGGTAAAGAAACATTCTCTGGTGTTAATAAACCTAAGAGAACTCCAAACCATCCCACTAAAAGCCATGCAGTACTGGCAAAGGTAGGTGACAAAGAAAAACTTATTCGCTTTGGCCAGCAAGGTGTTAGTGGTGATAAAACAAATACAGCAAGATCTAAGTCATTTAAGGCAAGACATTCTGATAATATAGCTAAAGGTAAGATGAGTGCGGCTTACTGGGCTAACAAGGTAAAGTGGTAATTAATTAACAACTAAGGTAATGACCCAGTAATGGAGTTACAATCATGGCAGAAAGACTACGCAAAAGACATCAAGACGAAGTAAGGACTAAGATTCAAACTAGTCAGCTCGTAAATGTTCTTCAAAATCATGCACTTGGCTTGACTGAAAATGAGATTTCAGCAACAAGAATGAAAGCAATTGAGCTATTATTGAAGAAGAGTCTACCAGATTTATCTTCTACTGAGATTACAGGCGATGCTGATCAGCCAGTATCCATTAAAGTGATAACAGGTATAGATGTCTGAAGAGATTGAAATTATAGATGATGAAGAGGATGTAGTATCTACTGATTATACACCTCGTAATCCACAGAAGTTGATTCACCAAATGGTGAAGGACAACAGGTTCACAGTAGTGGTAGCTCATAGACGTATGGGCAAGACGGTATCAGCCATAAACCAGTTGATACATTCATCACTACTGTGTGATAAACCTAATCCAAGATTTGCATACATTGCTCCAACGTACTCACAATGTAAACGTATTGCATGGGATTACTTACTTAACTATACAAGGCCACTAGGTGCTATTGCTAACATAGCAGAGTTAAGAGTTGATTTCATGGGCAGACGTATTTCATTATACGGTGCAGATAATCCTGACGCATTACGAGGTATCTATTTAGACGGTGTAGTGATTGATGAGATTGGTGATATTAATCCAATTATATTTAGTGAAGTTGTACGACCAGCATTATCTGATCGTTTAGGTTGGGCAATGTTTATTGGTACACCTAAAGGCAATAATCACTTTAAAGATTTAAGAGATCGTGCTGACAAAGGTGACGATCAATGGAAGCTATTAGAGTTTAAGGCATCACAAACACAGTTACTAGATGCAAATGAATTAGCCTCAGCTAAAAATGAGATGGGTGAGGATAAGTATAACCAAGAGTTTGAATGCTCATTTAATGCAGCAGTAGAAGGCTCATACTATGGCCAGATCATTAATGATTTAGAAAAGAATAATAAGATAACATCTATACCTAGAGAAGAACTAGCAAAGACATATTGTGCATGGGACTTAGGTATATCAGATAGCACAGCAATTTGGGTAGCACAAGTAGTAGGTAAGGAAATAAGACTTGTAGATTTCTATGAAAATCATGGACAAGGATTGGATACTTATGTTGCTTGGTTGCGTGATAATGGTTGGATTGATGCTGTACAGTTGTTACCTCATGATGTAGAGGTAAGAGAATTAGGTACAGGTAAATCTCGTAAAGAGATGTTACAAGATGCAGGACTAGAGATTACAGTAGTAAAGAAACTACCAGTTGCAGATGGAATTCAAGCAGTACGCAGGTTACTTCCTAGATGCTGGTTTGATAAAGACGTTAAGCAAGGTATAGATGCATTACGAAACTATCGTAGAACATATGATGAGAAGCGTAACGTATTCTTTGATACACCACTACATGATTGGTGCTCTCATGCTGCTGACGCATTTAGATATTTAGCGGTAGGCTTAGATGAAAGTGGCTCTGATTGGGGTCAACCTCTCAACATTAATAATAAATGGATTGTATAGATGATTGATATTAACAAATTAAAGACGATTATTGAGGCTGAGATAGATGACTCATTAGGTTATCTAGAAACAGATACTACAGATGAACGTCAACAAGCCCTTGAGTATTATCTTCGTGAGCCATATGGTAATGAAGTTGAGGGTAAGTCTACAATCGTTACAGGTGAAGTTGCTGAAGCAGTTGATGGTGCATTACCACAACTCATTCGTGTATTTACTTCTAGTGATAACGTAGTTGAGTTTGCACCAGCTAAAGAAGGTGACGAACAAAATGCTGAGCAGGCCACACAATTAGTTAATCATGTATTCTATAAAGATAACGATGGCTTCTTAATACTTCATAACTGGTTCAAAGATGCGTTACTACAAAAGACTGGTGTAGTTAAGGCTTACTGGAATGATGATACAGATGTTACTAAAGAAAAGTATGAAGGCCTATCAGATGATGAGCTAATGATGCTCATGCAAGATCCAGAGATAGAACTAGCATCTCAAGAAATCATTGAAGAATCATCTATTGATGAGATGACTGGCCAAACAACATACAGTAAATCAAACAACGTTACATTAAAACGCAGCAAGAACAAAGGTAAGATCATTGTAGAAAATGTTCCTCCAGAAGAGTTCTTAATATCTAAGCGTGCTAAAACAATTCAAGATTCACCATTCGTAGCACATCGTAGGATGCTTACTCGTTCTGAGCTAGTGGCGATGGGTTTTGATAAAGACATGGTAGAGTCATTAGAATCTGGCGATACATTAGAATTTAGCCCAGAAAGAATTGCTCGTTACTCTCGTGGTGAACAACCTAACAGCATGGGCACTCAAGATATTTCTATGGAATTAGTAGAAGTGTATGAATGTTTCATTAAAGTAGATTACAACGAAGATGGCATTGCAGAACTAAGAAGAATTGTATATGCATCTAATGAGATCCTAGAAGATATGGAGTGCGATTATGTACCATTTCATTCTATCTGCCCAATACCAATTCCACATAAATTCTATGGCCAATCATTAGCTGATCGTACATTAGATATTCAATTAATTAAGTCTACTGTCACTCGTCAGATGTTAGATAACTTATACTTAACTAACAACTCACGCATTGCTGCAGTTGAAGGCCAAGTAAACTTAGATGACTTATTAACATCTACAGCAGGTGGTGTGATTCGTGTTAAGAATGCAGGTGCAATCGTACCATTGACAGTACAGTCAAGTGCTGCACAATCATTCCCAATGCTAGAGTATTTAGATGGAGTTCAAGCTAAACGTACAGGTGTTAGCGATGCTCAACAAGGTTTAAGTCCAGATGTATTGCAAAACGTTACAGCTGCAGCAGTAGCTACAATGTCTAATGCATCTTATGGTAAGTTAGAATTGATTGCTCGTATATTTGCAGAAACAGGTGTTAAATCACTATTCAAAGGTATCTTACAATTACTATGCAAGTATCAAGATACAGTAAGAACGCTTCGTATTAATGGTAAGTTTGTTCCTTTTGATCCTCGTGAATGGGATACAGAATACAATGTCACTATCAACGTAGGTTTAGGTACTGGCTCACGTCAAGAACAACTTGCTACTATGCAAATGATCTTAGGTAAGCAAGAACAAATCTTACAGGCTTATGGTGTAAACAATCCACTCATCTCAATTAAACAATATAGAGATACATTAGCTAAGTTTGTACACATGGCTGGATTCAAAGATGCTACAGCATTCATGAATGAGATTACTCCAGAGATTGAACAACAAGTTATACAACAAGCATCACAACAAAAGGCTGATCCTAATACACAAGCAGCTGAAATATTAGCTCAGGTAGAACGTGAGAAAGCTCAACTAAGAGCACAAACAGAAGCTGCTAAGCTACAATTAGATCGTGAACAAATGCAACTAGAGAATCAACGCAAGTCTTTAGAATTACAACAAAAAGAACTTGTACAGACAGCTGAGTTAGCGTTGAAAGAAATGCAACTTAAACTAGATGCAGCTAACATGACTGAAACAGCTAAGAACAATCAAACTAAAACAGTAATGGACTCTATTACTAAGATCAATGACATTGCAAAAGGTAGTATGAATGTCTGATAAATCACAGGCCATTGCAAATATTTTAAATGACGTGCATTTTCAAGATGCAGTCAAGGAATTAGTGGACAACCAAATGCAACGCATCGTTTACTCTAATCCAGAACAAACAGACGTAAGAGAACAAGCATATCAACGCATCTCTTGCTATAACGAACTCATGGCTCACTTTGAATCAATCGCTAAGACTAGCGAAATTAAAAGTAAAGCATGGAAGATATTTTAGAGATTTCTAAAATGGGTAACCACCCCTAGTGGATATATAGGAAAATTAAATGAGTGAAACTACCATGACCCCAGAAGATGGGAATGGCGAGCTTACAGTAAGTACAGCAGCCAATGCATTTGAAGGTTTAATGAATACACCAGCGAACTCTAAGGAGCAATCAGATGGTGAAGTTCAAGAACAAGTAGAAGCAGAGGCTCAAGAAGCAGAGCCACAAGCAGAAGAAACTGAAGAAGTTGAAGCTGAAGATGATTCTGAAGAACAAGAAGAAACTGAAACTGAAGAAGAGGAACAACCTCGCTACAAGGTAAAAGCTGCTGGCGAAGAAAAGGAGGTCACCCTTGATGAATTAGTTAAAGGTTATCAACTTGGTGCTGATTACACTAAAAAGACTACTGAAGTAGCAGAACAACGCAAGGCTGTTGAAGCTGAACGTCAAGCTATTGAAGAAGCAAAGTATGCTCGTGATACATATGCTCAACGCTTACAAGCTATTGAGGAATTTATCGTAGCTCAGTCACCACAAGAGGATTTAAATCTTCTTAAGGAAAACGACCCTATAGGCTATGCAGTTAAAGTTGCTGAACTTTCTGAAAGGAAAGAACAACTCCAAGCTATAAGAGCAGAGCAGTACAGAATTGCACAAGTGCAACAATCTGAACAAGCTCGTGCCATGTCTGACAGAGTTGCACAGGAAGCATCTAAACTAGCACAAGTCCTACCAGAGTTTTCAGATCCAACCAAAGGCGAAAACCTCAGAAAAGAGATTCGTACTTATGGCAAAGCCTTAGGATTCTCAGAGGAAGAGTTATCTTCTGTCTATGATTCTAGGCACGTTGTTACATTGCATAAGGCAATGATGTATGACAAATTGCAAAAGTCAAAACCAGCCTTAACAAAGAAGATTGCTGACGCACCAAAGATGTTGAAATCTGGTACTGCACAAACTAAAGCAAGTAATAGCGAAACTGTAAAGAAACAATCACAGCAGTTGCGTAGCTCTGGCAAAGTCAGAGATGCTGCAGCTCTATTTGAAAATTTAATCTAAGGAAAAATCATGGCAACGTATCAAACCTATACCTCTATTGGTAATAGAGAAGATTTGTCAGATGTTATTTATAACATTTCACCTACAGAAACTCCATTTATGAGTTCTATTGGTAAGACAAAGGCAACAGCAACATATCACGAATGGCAAACTGACTCACTCGCAGCAGCAGCATCTAACGCTGTAGTTGAAGGTGACGCAGCTTCTGACATTACAGTAACTCCAACAACACGAGTAGGTAATAGAACTCAGATCTCTTCAAAAACAATTAAGATTTCTGGTACTATGGAAGCAATTAACAAAGCTGGTCGTAAATCTGAAAAGGCTTACCAATTAGCTAAAGTTTCTGCTGAACTTAAACGTGATATGGAAAAAGCACTTTTAAGCAACACAGTTGCAGCAGCTGGTAATGCTACTACAGCTCGTACACTTGGTGGTCTACAAACATGGTTAAATTCTAACTACGTTGGTGGCACTAACGGTACTGCTGGTTCACTTGGCACTACAGCTCGTGTATCTGGTACTGACGCAGCATTCACAGAAACAATGTTAAAAACAGCAGTTAAATCTGCATATACTAATGGTGGTACTCCAACCATTCTTATGACAACTCCAACACAAAAAGTAAATGTATCTGCATTTGCAGGTGTTGCAGCTCAGCGTTATATGGCTCCAAGCAACAAAGCTACTACAATCATTGGTGCAGCTGATATTTACTTATCAGACTTTGGTACATTATCTGTTGTTCCTAACAGATTTATGACTGCAGATTCTGGTGATAGTGGTGAACAAGCATTTGTTCTTGATCCAGAGTACGCAGCAGTTGCATATTTACGCCCATTCCAAACAAATGAATTGGCTAAATCTGGTGACGCAGATGTAACTCAACTTTTAGTAGAATATACATTAGAAGTTAAGAACCAAGCTGCTCACGCAATTATTGCTGACTTAGCAGAGTAGTTGTAATTAGATTAGGCCTATCTTTCGTGGTAGGCCTCTTCTACCTAATAGTATTTTAATGTTTGTCTGTCAAAATAGTTTTCACTCAAAACACAGGCAAAGGAAAAATGAATGAAACCTATAACATTTAGAACAAACGTTGTTCATGATACTGATAGTGGTTTAGTTGTTGAAACTAGACAAGACATTACAGATATTATTGAGGACAATAACAATCAACGTAAATATACAGATAAACACACTCGTTGGGGTGATGATATATTTGACAACAAGATAGCAAGTATTCCTATGACTGTCTTTGACGAATTAAACAAAAAAGGTATTGTGCGTGGATTCCATGTCATAGACCAAAAAGCATTTAGAAGATTTCTTAATGACCCAGATAACAAAGTGTTTCGCACACGAGAAGGCACAGTATAATGGCATTTACATCATATACAGAACTAAAGTCTACAGTAGCTGATTACTTAGCACGCAATGATCTAACAACACAGATCCCAGACTTTATTACATTAGCAGAAAATAGATTAAGACGTGATCTTCGTATACGTCAAATGCTAAAGTATGTTACAACAAACACAGTTGCAAGTGATGGTACAGTAGCATTGCCTAGTGACTTTCTTGCAATGCGTGATTTACACATTGAAACAAATCCAGTAAGTGTAATTGAATATCAAACTCCTAGTAACTTTTTTAGAAATGCTAGAACAACAGAGTCTGGTATTCCAACAATGTACACAGTATTGGCAACAGAATTTAAATTCGCACCTGTACCAGATGGTGTTTACACATTGCATATGCTTTACTATGGATCACCAACATATTTAAGCTCAACTAATTCATCAAATGCATTTTTGGCCAATTGCCCAGACTTGTTATTGTACGCAGCATTAGGCGAAGCTGAACCATACTTGATGAATGACGAAAGATTACAAACTTGGGCATCATTGTATCAACGTGGAATAGATTCAATATCATCTTCAGAC